ACCCGCTCGTCATCCGAGATTTCGCGATTTTGGGTCACAGCGCGATCTTTCATCGCCCTGGTTTCGCGGCCCTCACCAGCAGATTTCCTAAAGCGTTCGTCAGACATAATTCGCTCCTTTCAGCGAATGCGTTAATTATGTGAGATAACCCACAGAGATGCAAGAATTAAGAACGGTTCTGCCGGTCATACTCGGCATACCGGGCCACATAGCGGTTCCGCAGGACCGGATCGTCCCACACACCCGCCTCAATTAGGGCCTGTTTCCGCTCCGGAGAGATGTAAATCTCCTTCCGGGTGCTGGTCGGCGCATACTCCCGGCCAGACCCCACAGCAGGGCCTCCCCGAGGCTCTCGGCGGCTTTCAGGCCGCTCAGATGACCGTTTGGGCGCATCCCCGTCAAACCGCTCTGGCAGCCTCTTAGACGCCCGGCGGCGCAATTCGTCCCAATAATCGGCACTTTGGGGATTGAACCCCTCCTTGGCTAATGATTGGTCAATCGCAATGACAATAGCTGAGTCCTCGTCACGGCCTTGGGCATCATACCAGGGGTTCTCCTTGATGAACTCCTGAGCATGACGCATCGTCATGTCGTCAATTTGCTGGGGCTGCGGCTTTTGCTGGGAAGCCTGCTGCTTTTGGAAGTTGAGCTGTTGGATCCGGGCAATGGCCTGATCCCGGTAGCGCATGGCCTGGGTGACGTCCTCGCCATTGCCGGCGGCCACCGCCTTGGCAATCACGCGGTCAGCCATTTCGGCCTCCTGCGTTGCCTTGGCAATCGCCCCATCAAAAGCGCTCAGGTCCAGACTGTGGGCCCGCTGCTCCTGCGCCAGCATGCGGCGCTCAAGGTCGTCGTTTCGCTTCCGTAGGAAGTCCAACTCAACCTGATCGCGGTTGCGCGCGTCGTCACGGCGCTGCTTCCGCATCATCTTTTCTTGGCGGCGCCGCTCCTGAATGCTTAGCCGCTCGTCGCCGGCCTCGTCGTCGTTCCGCCTTGCAGATCGCTCGTCCTGGCCGTCATCGTCATTTTCAGTGAGGTCTGCCTTATCCTCAACAATGACAATCTCTTCTTTGCTGTCGTCGTCTTCCTTCAATACGTCAGACATTGTCAAACCTCCACCCAATCGGTTGCTTGCATATCTGATTGGCTTGCCAACCAACCCGTTTGATACCGATTTTGTGCGGTCCACATATCAAAATGCGGCTCAATAATCAGTTCATCAAGACCGCGACTTTCAAGGAATGCTTTAGTGATTGGCGCGTCAGAGCGTAAATTGTCTTTATGCACACTATAACCACCGGCTTGTAGGATAAACATTCCCTTACCATTCCACCCTTCTCGGGCTACTTTTTTGCCTGCTTTTAAAGCGGCAATTGCTTCACCAAAATTCATACTTCATCTCCTTTCAGATGAATGCTTTGATAGCCAGAGGGTCGCCCTCAATTTTGCCAATGATGTCCAGGTCGTTGAAAATCACGAACATGGCGCTGGTGTCGCGGTCAATCGACACTTCCCAGCGGTCACCGCCGTATTTCGGCACGCGCACGAAATCACCGGGCTGGCACCACTCACCTTCCGGCCATGTCTGCTGCGTGTCGCGGTTTTTGAACGCCAGCGGGCCAAGGGAGATCACCTTGGCAACCTGGGTGTTCCACTTTTCAGTGTCTTTGGTGTCATTTGGTAGAATAATGCCGCCAGCGGTCTTGCTCTTTGCTGTACGGATCTGGACCAGAACGCGGCTTCCGAAAGGCAGCACGCCGGCGCTAACTGCCGGGAAAGCCTCTCCCAAAGCGTTCTCATAAGTCGTTGTCAACATTCTTCTCCTCATCAAGGATTTTTAAGAGTACTTCAATGGCTGCCTCATATCCGGCAACCACACCGACACGATACCCGTACTCAAAAGCATCGCGCTGTTGGGGCCGCTTCAAGGCGTCTGCCGCAAATTGCTGCTGCTCTGCCTTGAGGCGGTTTAAGAGTTTGGTTTCAAAATTCACGCCTGATTTTTTTCCGTCTTGGGCTCTGGCGGCAGAGACTGACCGTCCACCTTCTCGCCCGCAGCCAAGCGGTGCTTCTGCTTCACATAGGCGCTGTTCATAGAAACAGTGCCCTCTTTCGGCTTATCGGCCATGGTGATTTCCTTATCGCGTTCCTGGGTTAATCCCGGTGCCGGTGCTTACCGCCACCTTCTCGCCGGTGGCCATCTCGGCCGCCGCAAGCAACTTGGCGGTGTCATTGTCCGCCGTGTTCATACGCTCGCGCCCAGCCATTTCAGCCGCAGTGCGCTGGCTTTCGGCCATCTGCCGGAACTGCTCAGCTTGCAACTTCTCGGCACGCGCCTGCTGCTGATCCGTAAGCTTGGCCGCATCATTCTGCTGCTGGATTTGCAACTTCTGCTGATCCAATTGGATCCGCGCCTGATCAACCTGGGCGCGCTGCTGCAGCGCCTGCCCTTGGATTTGGGCATTGAGTTGCGCGACCTGCATGCTGCTATCGGGCGGCATCGGCGGTTGCGGCCGGAACTGCTGAGCGGCCTGATCAATCTGCGCCAACTCCTGGCCAAAGGCGCCAAGCTGCTGCTCAATAAACTGCTGGACTTGTATAATCACCTTGGTCTGCTCAGTGGCCTCGTCAGGGATAAGGCCCTGCTTGCTGGCTTCGTCCACAGCATTGTGCGCCTCCACCAGATAGTAGTTCAGCAGATGGTCGCGCAGGTGGGTGGCCATGGGGTAGAGAAACGTCTTCACGATCACCGGGTTGCTGCCAAACAGCGGGGATTTCAGGAACGCCATGTGCGTCATGATATGCGCCATGTGATCCTGCTGCGGCATGACATAAATCGGCCGCCCCATGGTGGCCGCGACATTCTCGCTGACCGGATCCATGTTCTCGGTTGCCGGCAGCGGTTGCAGCACTTCATCTGCTGGCACCTTGAGGGTGCGGAGGAACATCTCCTCCACCTTCCGCATGTCGTACATCTGCGGCAGGGCGCCAGCACGCTGCATGATCGCCTGCACCTGGGCGAAGCGCTGCGTTTCAGAGAAGATCGCCGGGTCGCTAACGGGCACAACATCAAGCGGCCCATCAAAGTCTGCCGGCTCAATTTCAATGCCAGCATCCTGCGCCTCAATATCCTCCTCAGTCAGATAGGCGCTGTTGATGCGGTGCAGGATCTTGAAGCACCGCGCCATTGAGTTGTGCAGGCGCGAGTGGATGCTGGAGAACACCACCATCCCCTGCTCAATCAGCGCCATTGTCGTGCCAACAGGCTGATTGGGGTTCTGGTCGCTCAGCTTCTCAAAGCTGGTCTGCACAACACCCTTGCCGGCGTCCACCAGGAAGCCCAGCAACTGGAACAGCGTGGGGCTCGGCGGATTGAACGGCATGGGCATGGCGAGCTTACGCACGTCATCAATCAGTGCGCCGCCCTCCATCTCAACCACTTCAGTCGGCTGGAGGTTGATGGTCTGGCCGCCAGGGCCGCCCTTGAGCTTCAGCAGGGTGGGGATGTTCTGGATGTGGGCACTGTCCAGCAAAGCCCTCAGCGCGCCCGTAGCGGCCCCAGAAAGGCCGCCAATCATGTGCGTCAGGCCAATTGGATAAGCACCGCGCCAGGGCACAAACGGGAACTCAACGATCCAATCCAACTCCTTGTGGTTGGGGTCGTCCTGCTCCCAGTTGCGATACAGCGCCAGCGCCTTGCCGGTGGATTTGTCCACACTCAGGATGTAGGGGCTGACACCCTCATCAAAATCAAGAAACGTGTAGATTTCAAAGATCGTCCGCAGCCCGTCCTCGTTGTAGCTGGTGGACTTGCGGCCCTCGATCTTGTCATTGGCAATGCTGGCCTTGGAGAACTCCGGATCATCCGGGTAGCCAAGATCCACATCAATATACATTCCGGCACGAACGCGCCGCTCATATTCCATCTTGGTGATGTACTGAACGTGCGTCTTGCGCTCGGCCGAATAGAAGTTGGTGGCAGCAAACGGCAGGTAAACGTCGTCAATTGGCACAAACTCGGCCTGGGGGCGCCGGTGCTGATTGTTCCACATGAACTTCATGTA